CAGGCCCGCCAATGCGCCGCTGTTCAACAGCGTGGCCCAAATGATCCAGGAATTACTGAACTCAACAGATTACAACGTTTATGTTGCGAGATTAGGTGAAACTGCTTTAAATTCAGATAGAACAATCTCACAACAACCATATGCAGGTGTATTCTTTAAATCACAAAATGGTGTGACTTGGACAGCAGATCAAAATGAAGATATTAAATTTAAAATTAAGAGAGCAGAATTTAGTAATGTCACAGGTACAATTACTTTAACAAATGATACTTTAGGTAGTAGAACATTAAAAAATAATCCTTTAAGAACAAAAAATGCTTCTAAAGAGATTACAGTTTTCCACCCTAACCATGGAATGCATGGTACAAGTAATAATGTCACAATATCAGGTGTTGCATCTGGAACATATAATGGTATTGCGCATACAGATATAAATGGAACATACACATCTATTAAAGACGTGACTTTAGACAGTTATGTTATCACTTCAGGTTCTTCAAGTAATGCTACATCAACAGGTGATGTTGGTGGTACCACTGTTGTAGCAACTCAAAATAGAACATATGATGTATTAAACTTATCTGGTGTTCAAACAATGCAATTACCAGGAACAAGTATTAATCATTATATTAGACCTACAACAGGTAAATCAATTCACGGTTCTGAATCAGAATTTACTTTGACATCAAGTGCAAACAAATTATCAGTGGTTAATAACGATAATATTTACTTTACAGGACCAAATGCTGTTATGAGTGAGATAAATGAAACAAATGAAATGTCAGGTAATAAATCATTTTGGAATATATTAGAGTTCTCAACTACAAATACTAAATTGTCACCAGTGTTAGATACTCAACGAATGAGCGCATTTGTAATTTCAAATAGATTAAATAATCCTACTGTAAGTAATACACCAGATTTTGTTGATGATACAGCGAACACAGGTACATCATCATCAGCAGTTTATTTAACTAAATCAATTAATTTAGAAAATACTTCCACAGCGTTAGATGTTAGATTATCTCAAAATGTAAGATCAAGTTCAGGTGTTGAAGTTTACTTTAGAACATCTGGTCCTGATGAAGCAAGAAACATAGAAGATTTAAATTGGACACCATTTAATGGTGATGGTAGTGAAGACACAACAGTCACACCTGCTGAAGACGATACAACATTTAAAGAATACAAATATTCAGCAAGTGATATACAAGACTTTACAAGTTTTCAAATTAAAATAGTATTAACAGGTTCAGTATCATCATATCCACCTATTATAAAAGATATGAGAGCAATTGCATTGGCAGTATAATGGCAAGATTAAAAGTAGAAGGATATCAAAGTTTAATTAGAGATACTAATTCAAATGGTATTGTTAATACAAATACAACAGAATATAGTATATATATGGCAAGAGCGAGAGCGAGAGAGAAACAAGGTGATGAAATTAGAAACGCTGTAAAAGAAATAAATAATTTAAAATCTGAGTTAAGAGAAATTAAAGATTTATTAAAAGGAGCAATAAGTAAGTAAGATGGCAATTAGATCAGTAGCATCAACAGATACTTTAGAAACATTTAGAACGACATTTAATACTGTCGGGACAGACATAGGTGATCTAACAAGTCTAAGTACATCTCATAAAAGCACTTTAATAGGAGCGATCAATGAGGCTTTTGGTGCAACAAGTTCTTTTACTTTAAGAGACTCATCATCTACAACACAAGCTATTTCTGGTGGGGATACTTTAAATGTTGTCGGTGCCAGTAATATTAGCGCAGCAGTAAGTGCGACTGATACTCTAACAATTTCATTAAATAGTACAATAACAGGTTTGACAAGTATTACATCAACAACATTAACTGATGGTACTGCATCAATAAACAGTGGGTCTATAACTGGTGTTGTAAATATAACTGGTTCTGGAGCAGGTTCTATAAGTAGTATGGTAAATGTCACTGGTTCTGGAACAGCTAATTTTACTACAGATGTACAAGTTAATAGTGTATCTGTGGCAACTAAACCTTTTGCGATTGCTCAAGCAGTAGCTCTAGGTTAATTTTTGTAATGTTTATAAGGGTGTTAATCTATATAAATAGGTTAATACGGGCAAAATTATTTGTATAGTATCAATGATTTTGTTAATAACACATTTAAAACTATATAAATAACTATAAGAGAATAAAGGAAATAAAATGGCCAACGATTTTAAAAGATTTGCTAAACCCAATGTAGGAACAGGAACTGGTGCATCTGGTGATGCATTATACTCAGTACCTGCAGGTGCGGGTTCAAGTGCATTAGAGTCAATTGTAATTGGTATATCTATCTGTAATAAAAATGCCGCTGAAAGAACAGTAGGAATATTTTTAGATAATGAAGATGGATCAAATGATACTTATATTTGTAATGGATTAAAAGTACCAGGAAATACTACAGTTGAAGTTATGCAAGGAAACAAATTAATTCTTCAAAATGATGGATCAAACGCAGATGTATTAAGAGCTGAAGCTTCGGCAGGTTCTTCAATTGATGTTGTTGTATCCGTTTTAGAAGACGTATAATAAAAAGAGTTAAAAATGGTTAGATACATTCAGTCTAAAGATAGACCAACAGAGGTAAATGTTAGAGCAGCAACTGGTGACGGGTCAACAACAGGCTTTACAGTAACACAAGGTATGACAGTGAATAAAGTTATGGTCACAATTAACGGGTTGATGCAGAAACCCACTACTGATTATACAATATCTAGTACAACATTAACATTTGGTACTGCACCTGATGCATCTGACTCAATTGTAATAAGGGAGCTACCAGTTTAGAATAAGATATGGCAAAAATTAGACAATCAAATATAGATAAAAGTATTTTAAACGCTCAAACAGAATTATCAGCTCAAGTTGCAGATGATGATACATTTTTAGTTTACGATACAAGTGCAGGTGCACTTAAAAAAATTCAAAGAACAAATATAATATCACGTCCTGCTAAAATAACAAGTGTTTCTCCAACATCTGTTGCTGAAGGAGACGGAACAGGTAATCATACATTTACACTTACTGGATCTGGTTATGTATCAGGTACTACAGCAAATTTAATTAATGAATCAGGTAGCACAGTTAACTTTGATTCAGTGACAATTGACTCTTTAACACAAATTACTGGTGTGATAGCAAAATCTAGTTTACCTGGTAGCGGTGAACCTTATGATGTTAAAGTATCAAATTCTGATGGTAATGAAACAATAACAGATCAAATTAATGTTAACCAAACACCATCTTGGACAACAAGTGCAGGAAGTTTAGGTTCCTTTTCAGAACAAACTACAATTAGTACAATTACATTAGCTGCAACTGATCCTGAATCAGGATCAATAACATTTTCAGTAACTTCAGGTTCATTACCTGGAGGTTTATCTTTAAATTCTTCTAATGGACAAATTACAGGTACTTTAAACACAAATATTACAGGAACAACTACTACTAACTTTACAGTAACTGCATCAGACGGAACTAATAGTGTAGGAAGAGCCTTTTCAATAACAGAAGTTCCATCAGGAACTGAATCATTTACATCATCAGGTACTTTTTCTGTACCAACAGGTATTACTTCTGTTGATGTATTACTAGTTGCTGGAGGAGGTGGTGGTGGTACATCTGCTGGAGGTGGCGGAGGTGCTGGTGGATTAATTTATAAACCAGGTTTTACAGTCACACCTGGTGGTTCAATTCCAGTCACAGTTGGTGATGGTGGTGCGAATGCTGGACCTGGAGTATCTGGACAAGATTCTGTATTTAGTACACTAACTGCTAAAGGCGGCGGTGGAGGTGGAGGACCTAGAAACCAAGCTGGACAACCTGGTGGATCAGGTGGTGGTGCTGGTTGTGGTGGACCAACTGGTGGTAGTGCAACTCAACCTACTCAATCAGGCGATTCTGGAAACTTTGGTTTTGGTAATCCTGGCGGGAACGCTGGAAACCCACCTAATTGGGGCGCTGGTGGTGGCGGTGGTGCCGGTAATGCTGGTAACTCTGGTGGACCTCATAACGCAGGTAATGGTGGTAATGGTAGAGCATATTCAATATCAGGAACATCAGTGACATATGGTGGTGGTGGTGGAGCCGTGACCGATCACAATATGGGTCCAGGTGGATCTGGTGGATCTGGTGGTGGCGGAAATAGGAATAGTGCAGGAACTGCCAATCGTGGTGGCGGAGGTGGTTCTGGTAATGGCCAAGATGGTAATATGGGCGGCGGCGGCGCAGGCGGTAAAGGTATTGTAATTGTTGATTACTAAATAATACTAAAATATTATTTTATTTAATTAAAGGAGTTGAAATGACTGATAAAGAAGCAAAATATGATGGCGTAGATGAGTTTGGAAATCCTAATTATCTAGCCTCAGAAGACAAAGGTGATATAGTATTAAATACACTAAAGCCTGGCGAAATTATAACAGATCAAGGAACCATAGTTGAAGAAAATTATGACTATGGAAATATCACAGACCACGATAAAAGAGTCGTAAAAGAAATCATAAAACTATTAGAAGAACGAGCAAATGTACCTTGTAGAATGTTTGCTAAAGAATTAGCAGTAAAGTTTGATATATCAAAAATACCAGAAATGAAATATGAAGATTCTAAATGGTACGAGTTAACCAAAGATTTTAGATTAGGTGAAGCAGTTCAAGGGTTTAGACAAGATACTAGAGACGGTGAACAGATTAGAATACCACATATGGGTTTCTCGGCAGATTTAGAAGAACTTGAAAAATTAGCAGAACATTTAACTAAAAAATAGTTTAAAATATTTTTTGTTAATGTTTTATACAAATGTCCCTACAGTAAGTACGGAAACTGGCGATAATATAATTTATCCATTTAGTCCTCCTATTTTTCAAACAGAAGTTGATAGCAACTTTACAAATCAATTAATTGTAGAAGGTCGTAAACTTACAAAAGAAGAAGACGATTGGAATTATCAATTAGCAGGTAATTTGAAATACGGACGATCATATCGTTTTAAAGAATCATTTAAATTAAGATCAGAAACATATTTAAAAATCTATGTAAAAAGATTTTGTGATGGAATAGATAAGTTATATGGTAATTCGTTAATGACAGATAAAATTACTCCATTAAAATTAGATGAATTGTGGATTAATTTTTCTCAAAAACACGATTTTAATCCACCACATGCACATAGTGGTGTTTTGTCTTTTGTGATATTTTGTAAGGTACCACCAGAAATATTTAAAACACAAGCAGACAGTAATAATCAAAGTGCAGGAAAAATTACTTTTTCATATGGTGAAAATATAACTAGTCTAATGGGTAATGATTATCCCATTGAGCCTTATGAAAATTTAATGTTTATATTTCCAGCACAATTAAAACATTATGTTTCACCGTATTGGGTTGACGCAGAGCGTATTAGTGTATCTGGTAATTTCAGCCTATCTAAATAATAAGTAAAATGATGATACACAATTCATATTATTATATTGAATCTGCCTTGACACCTGATCAATGTCAAAAAATTATTGATTTAGGTTTATCTCAAATTGATAGTGTTAAAAAAGCAGGCGGGTCTACTGTTGCAACTACATTTGATGGTGGTCACAAAGAAGCTTTAGAAAAATTAGGTGAACCCGTTTCTCCTCAAGCAGATAAAACCGTAGAAGATTTAAGAAAAGAAAAAGAAAAGAAAAGTTACATTAGAGATAGTGAAGTATCTTGGTTAAATCATCAATGGTTATATGATTTAGTATATCCTTTTTTACATAAGGCAAATAATGATTCTGGTTGGAAATATCAATTTGATTACAGTGAGACTTTTCAATTTACCAAATATGGACCTAATCAATTTTATGGTTGGCACGCAGATGGCGAGAGTTGTCACCATGGAAAGTATAAAAGATATATTCCAGGTATTACTAAAACAGGGCCAGATGGTGAAATACCTAAAGGTTATACTACAGTTCCTGATATGGTAGGAAAAATTCGTAAACTATCTATGACAATTAATTTAAATAAACCTGGTGAATATGAAGGTGGAAATTTAAAGTTTGATTTTGGTCCACATAATCAAGGAAAACGTTTCCACGAATGTACAGAAATAAGACCTCAAGGATCAATCGTTATATTTCCATCATTTGTATATCATCAGGTAACTCCTGTGACTAAAGGAACAAGATACTCTCTAGTTTTATGGACACTAGGAAGACCATTTGTGTAGATACTAAATAAGATAAAAAGGAGTAAAAATGAGTGCGGCAAAATTTTTTAAAGAACATAGTTGGGTTAAGATAGATAATTATATTGACCAAAGTATGGCCAATTTATTTTATCATCATATTCAATTAGAAACTGCTAGATTAAGTTATTACGAAGAAAATGATATTAGAGTTGATATGGCGTATAACGGCACCTTTACTGACGATCAAGCTCCAGGTGACTTTAGTAAATATGGTGATCCTATCTTTGATGCTTTTTTAAGTTTAGGCTTAGGAAAGATGCAAGATTTAACTGGATTAAAATTAGTTCCTACATATTCTTATCATAGACTTTATACAAATGGTACAGAGTTAAAAAGACATAAAGATAGACCAAGTTGTGAAATTTCAACTACACTTTGTTTAGGTTATGATACTTCAAACCTTGAAGATAAAAACTGGAATTGGCCTATGTATGTAAAAGAAAAAAATGGTATAGAAACTCCAGTTTATATGAAACCAGGTGATATGGTAATATATCGTGGTTGTGAGTTAGAACATTGGAGAGAGCCATTTATAGGTAATCATCACGCTCAAGTATTTTTACATTATAATGAAGCTGGTGGTAAATACGATATTCCTTTTGATGGTAGACCCCTTTTAGGTATGCCTGTATTAGATCAAGTTGTAAGAAATGATGAAGAATTAAACGAATATGAAAAACATAATACAACTAATAATGCTAGAAAAGTAATAGATTAATAAATGACTTGGAATATAAAACTTTTAAAAGATAATCCTTTATACCCTGCTTTAGTTATTGATAATTGGTATACTCCTAATGAAGAAAAGGCTGTGTGGAAAGAGTTAGATTTTTATAGTGCAACACCTAAAAAATATTTAGAAAAGGCAGAAGATACAATTGTTGCTCGTGATAAAGATGGCTCACCTAGAAGTACAGCATATAGATTTTATTTAGAAACATTTTATAATAATAAATTAATATCTCCAATTTATAATTGTATGAAAAAACAACGATCACCAGAATTTAGAGATATTATGGGTAATTTTATGCCTTATGCTCGTAGTTTTTTATCTACTACAGAAGATACATCTTTAATATCTTATTATGAGGATAACGATCATTATAAACCTCATTATGATTCTTTTAGTTGGACTTGTTTAATATGGATGGTAAGAGAGCCTAAATTATTTGATGGTGGTGATTTTTTATTAAATGAACCCAATTATGAAATTAAATTAAAAAATAATAGAATGGTTATGTTTCCTAGTTGTTTATTACATAGTGTAACGCCTCTAAAATTTCATACTCAACCAGAAGAGGCAGGATATGGAAAATATACTATTACACATTTTTACTTTGCAATCCCTTTAGGTGATGGAAGTGACTTGTCGTTAGGAAACAATAAACTACCTAAATTATGAAAACAATAACAATAGTTGGTGGAGGTACTGCCGGATATATTACTGCGTTAATTTTAAAAACTAGATACGGAAGTAATATTGATATACAACTAATTAAGTCAGATAAAATTGGTATTATAGGAGTTGGTGAGGGTTCAACCGAGCACTGGAAAGAGTTTATGGATTTTGTCGGTATTGATTTTAAAGAATTGATTACTGAATGTGACGCAACTTTGAAGTGTGGTATTATGTTTAAAAATTGGACAGGTAATGATTTTTTACATAATGTAAATGAATTAAAAAACTTTAAACACGGACAACATTTAGCAAGTTATTTAAAGTTAATGAATGAAGACTGTGATGTAAAAGAATTGAATAATCCTTGGTTTTGGGAAAACAAAGTTGGTAGAGAATTTTTATTAAGTGAATTACACAATTGTCCTACTAATCAATATCACTTTAACACATTTAAGTTAAATGAATTTTTAAATAAAAAATCAATAGAAAAAGGTTTAAGAGTTATTGATGATGAGATAGTTGATGTAGAATTAAATAATAAAGGCGAAATATCAAATTTAAAAGGTGAAAAGAATAATTACAATACAGACTTTTATATTGATTGTACAGGATTTAAAAGATTATTAATTTCTAAATTAGGTGCAAAGTGGAAATCATATAGTAAGTATTTAAAAATGAAAGAAGCAATTGCCTTTCCAACAAATGGTACAGATGAATATAATGTTTATACAATTGCACGAGCTATGAAATATGGTTGGGCTTGGCATATTCCCACTTATGGTCGTTGGGGTAATGGTTATATTTTTGATAGTGATTACATAAGTGCCGATGACGCAAAACAAGAAATAGAAGAAACACTAGGACATAAAATAGATATAGGAAAACACGTCAAGTTTGATCCTGGTTGTTTAGATAAACCTTGGATTAAAAATTGTTTGGCAGTAGGATTAAGTGCTAACTTTGTAGAACCATTAGAAGCAACATCAATAGGTACATCTATAAATCAAATGTTTTTGTTTATACATATGTTTGATAACTATAATCAAAAGATAATAGATGATTATAATTATAAAATGGAATTGATAATGAACAATATTAGAGATTTTATTGTTTTACATTATATTACAAAAAGAGATGACACTAGTTTTTGGAAAGATTTAAAAACTATGAAGATACCTGATACATTAAGAGAGAATATAGAAAGATGGCAAACTAGATTACCTATTAGAGATGATTTTAGAGAAACAAATTATTACTTGTTTTTAGAACATAACTATTCTCAAATATTATATGCTTTAGATTTACTTAACAAAGAAAATATAAAAATCTTATATAACTCTTTTAATGAAGAACATAGAAAACATTTTGATATAGGAATGAACGAATATAAAAACAATTTAAATGTTCCTCAAGTAAAACATAAAACATATTTAAAAGCAATAAGAGCGATGTATGCCACAGTTTAAAGTTCGTAATTTATGGCCAACTCCTGTTTATGAAGCAGAGATACCTGTTGAACAAAAATGGAAAAATATAATAACAAATTTTGATTATGAGAGAACACCTATTGGTAATAGTGACATAACAAAAGATCGTTATATCTTTGAAAACAATTTAGAATTAAAAGACTTAGAAGAAAAAATTAAAAATCATTGTGAGATATTTGTAAAAAAATATCTACGTATAAAAAACAATGTAGAATTTTATTTACAAAATTCTTGGGTTAATATACATAATCCTAATGATGAATCACAGCTTCATTATCACGGAAATTCTTTGATAAGTGGAGTGTATTATCCAATTTTTCCTGATGGCTCTGGTAATATAACATTTCATAAAAATCATTTACTCACTAATCTATTTCACCCTTGTATTAAAATAGAGTATGAAGAACACGATAATATTAATTGTGATTTTTGTACTGTAGATATAAAAGAAGGATCAATAGTTCTTTTTCCATCACATTTGGAACATAGCGTAGAAAGAAACAAAACTAGTGAAAAAAGATATTCTATCGCATTTAACTTTTTTGTAAGAGGAACATTGGGTAAAAAAGAATTTATATTAGACTTAAAATAACATAAATAATAAAATAGGTGATTAAAGTATGACGGAAACTGTAAAACAAGACAAGATAATAATTGATGGTAAAGAATATATTATAAATGATTTACCATTAGAAGTGAGAAATACAATTGTTGCTAGACAAGAAATTCAACAATCTAAGTTAAGACACGAATTAGAATTAGAAAAAATTGAAGTATTAACTACTTACTATAATGATAAGATTAAAAAAGGGTTAGAAAAATTAAATGGCAGTCACACAAAAAACAGCTGAAAATTTTACAATAGATCAAGGCGCAGATTTTAGTAGAACATTAACAGTCACAACTGATGGATCTACTGCATACGATATTAGTGGTCGTACTTTACAAGCGCAAATGAGAAAAGGTTTTTCTTCTTCAACAGCAACAGCATCTTTTACTTGTACTGTTGTTTCAGGTTCAGCGGGAACATATAAATTAACACTTACAGATACAGTCACAGCTGCTATTGACTCAGGTCGTTATGTATATGATGTAGAATTAATATTAGCAGATTCAACTATTGAAAAAGTACATAATGGTATTATAACAGTTCTTCCAGAGGCTACGAAAATCTAATGACAAAAGACATAGATATAGAAATATTAGAATTACAAGCAGAAAAGAAAAGATTAGAAGAAGAATATAATAAGCAACAAGATATAGAAATACAATTACTTTTAAAAGAAAAAGAAGAATTAGAATTAGTTTTAGATAAAAAACAAGAAGAAGAAATTAAACAACTAGTTAAAGAAAAAGAAAATTTAGAAAAAGAGATATTAACAGAACAACAAAAACAAGATAAACTTAAAAAATTATTTGAATTACCTAAATTTGATAATGTTGATGAAAATGTTAAGACCAAAAAATCTGTTAACGAAGAAAAACTATTAAACACTTTAAAAGAATTAACAGGCGCTGTAAATAAATTTCAAACAGATGAGATTGTTAAAACTAATATTACAGAAAATGACTTTACTAAATTTGTGGCTAAACAACAAAGAACAAGTATAGTATCTGAAGATTTAGTAAATAATGTTAAAAAAGTTATTGAAACAAATACACAACCAGTTAGAAGTTTACAACAAGACCAGATTTACGAAAATGCTAATACAGATATTAATAATAAAGATACTATATTAAAAGAGTTAACTAAACAAGCTAAATCAATAACAGAAGATATTGAATCTGGCGAAACAAGTTTAGATAAACTTACAGCAGAGTTTAGTAAATTTAAACAACTTACAACACTTCAATTACAATCACTTGGTGGTGGTGGTAGTACAAAAATATCTAATATGGACGATGTTGATATTTCAGGTCAACAAAATGGTTATGCTTTAAAATATAATTCATCAACAGGTAAATATGACTTCGGTGAAGTCGCAAGTGACTTATCTGCTGTAGACCAAGATATTATACCTGATGGTAATGGCACAAGAAATTTAGGTAGTTCGTCAAAACGTTGGGGTGATTTATTTCTTTCAGGTGACACAATCAATTTAGGTGGGGCAACAATTAGTTCAGACGGAACTGGATCAATCGCTATGTCTGCTACAGGTGTCACTTTACCTACGGGTTCTAAAGTAGGTAGTGAAAGTATTGCTCAGGCAGATTCGAAAACAGGTGTGGTAACTAAATCTGTACCTTTCTTTACAAACGCTGGAGGTTTGAGCTCAGCAGCAACTACATTTACAATGGCAGCAGGGTCTTCAAATGCATCAGTATTTACTAGTTTTACAAAGGCAAATGGGACACAACAAAGTAAATTTGAGTTGTTTAGTTTCTAATAAAAAAGACATATAAATAAGTAAGAGGAGAAAATAATGTCGTCAAAAATACCAGTCAGAACAGTCTTTGATGGAAGTGGTAATGCCACTGGTCTAGCAGAATATCAATCAGGTGAATTTATACCTTTATCACACGGTGGTATAGGTGCTGCTTTGTCTATTGGTTCGGCAGGACAAGTATTAAAAGTAAATTCAGGCGCAAGCGCATTAGAGTTTGGTGCTGTTGAAGCAGTAATAAACATTGATGGCGCAACAGATTTAGAAAGTGCCACACTAGCAACAACTGACAAGTTTTTAGTATCAGACGGTGGTTCTGAAGGTAGAGCAACTTTAGATCAGTTAGTCACATTGATGGAATCTTCTATTGATGCGATTGGCGGTAATTTAACAGTCACAGGTAATTTAACAGTTAACGGATCAACAACTACTGTCAATTCTACTAACACAACAATTGATGATAATTTATTAGAATTAAATTCAGGTGCAACTTCAAACGCAAACGATTCAGGAATAATTATTGAAAGAGGTAGTACAGGTGATAACGCTATTGTTGCATGGGACGAAAGTGCTGACAAGTTTGTACTTGGAACTACAACAGCAACTGCATCTAGTACAGGTAATTTATCAATTACAACTGGAACATTAGTCGCAAATATAGAAGGTAATGTGACAGGAAACGTCACAGGAAATGTATCAGGTACTTCAGGATCAACAACTGGAAATGCCGCTACAGCAACTGCATTAGAAACTGCTAGAAATATTGCTGGTCAATCATTTGATGGTACAGGAAATATTACAATAGCTTCAACAGATTTATCAAACACAAGTGCTATCGCATTATTAACTGCTACTCAAACATTTACAAATAAAACATTAACTAGTCCAAAGATTAATGAAGATGTGGTAGTCACAGCGACAGCTACACAATTAAATCATACTGTTGGCGTGACAAGTGCTATTCAAACACAATTAGACGCAAAAGCGACTAACGCATTTGCTATCGCTCAAGCTGTTGCACTAGGTTAATACTCTACTATCCTTATAAATAGTAGAAAATAGAGGAATAGTATGGCAACACCATCAAGTAGAGAAACATTAAAACAATACGCTTTAAGAGCGCTCGGAAAACCAGTCATAGAAGTTAACGCTGATGACGACCAATTAGAAGATAGAATTGATGAAGCGTTACAATATTTCGCACAATATCACTATGACGGTATAAGAAGAACATACTTAAAGTATCAATACACACAAGCAGATTACGATAGAATAAACGCTGACTCATCTGAATCAGTCACTAAAAACTCTGTGACAACTGCTTGGAAAGAGGGTAATAGTTTTATTGTAGTACCTGAAAGTGTAATATCAGTAATTAATATCTTTCCATTTTCAAACAAAGGTAATCTAAACTTATTTGATGTAAGATACCAATTAAGATTAAATGACCTTTACGATTTTTCTTCTACATCAATAATTAATTATGATGTTGTATTAAGACATTTAGATTTTTTAGATCACGTACTTGTTGGTGAAAAACCATTGAGATTTAATCAACACGATAATAGATTATATATTGACCAAGATTGGAAAAATGATTTAGCCGTTGGTGAATATATGGTAATTGAGTGTTATAGAAAATTAGATCCTGAAACATATACAGATGTATATAACGACTTATACTTAAAAAGATATGTCACTGCGTTGTTTAAAAAACAATGGGGAGCAAACTTATCTAAATTTAATGGCGTTGCTATGATTGGTGGTGTATCATTAAACGGACAACAATTGTATTCTGAAGCTTTATCGGATATAGAAAAACTTGAGCAAGAAATAAGAAGTTCATACGAATTAAATCCAGCAATGATGATAGGATAATGCCATGGCCGTTAACCATTATTTTCAAGCAGGTAAGGGCATAGGTAGTTCCGAAGAAAAAAGACTTTATGAAGATTTAATCATAGAGGGCCTAAAGATATATGGCCAAGATGTATATTACTTACCACGAACACTTGTAAATAGAGATTTAATTTTAGGCGAAGATATGTTGTCTAAATTCTCTTCTGCTTTATTAGTAGAAGCGTATATGGAAACAACAGAAGGTTTCGCAGGCGAACAAGAGATTATTAATAAGTTTGGTTTAGAGATTAGAGAAGATACTACCTTTATGATCTCTAAAAGAAGATTTAATGATGCCGTTGATGAAAAAGCCACATTAATAAAAGATGGTAGACCAAACGAAGGCGATATAATTTATATGCCTTTGATGAATAGTTTTTTTGAGATACAATTTGTACAAGACCAAGAGCCATTCTTTCAACTAGGTCAACTACCAGTTTACAAATTAGTATGTACTAGATGGGAATATAGTTCAGAACAAATTGATACAGGCGTTGGTACAATTGATAGTGCTGAAGATCAATATTCTTTAGATCAATTAGCACATCAAGTTAGTTTAGAAAATGAAAGTGGTGCTTTATTATTAGAAAACGATGCAGCAGATGGTGAAAGTAATTATATGTTATTAGAAACTTACAACTTACAGACACAATCATTATATGCTGATAATTTAGATTTAGATACAGAAGCAGGTTTTGATACAGCATCAACTGCAGATGATATATTAGATTTTACAGAACGTAATCCATTTGGAGATGTAGATTTTTAGATGTTTGGAAGATATTTTTATAACGAAAGTATGAGAAGAATGACCATTGCATTTGGTCAAATCTTTAATAACATACAAATTAAAAGAAAAAACTCTAGTGGTTCAGTAGTACAAACAATTAGAGTTCCATTAGCTTATGCTCCAAAAGAAAAGTTTTTAACTAGACTAGATCAACAACCATCTTTGGAAGATAGAGAATTTGCTATTACTTTACCTCGTATGGGATTTGAGATTACAGGTATTTCATATGATGGCTCTCGTAAATTAACAAGAATACAAAAATATAAAACTGTTAAAACAGGTATAGACGGTAAAGTATTAAATTATAATTACACACCTGTTCCATATAACATATCTTATAATCTATATTCATTTACAGCGACAGCAGAAGGTGGATTACAAATTATAGAACAAATATTACCTTTTTTTCAACCTGATTATACTGTGACTGTAAATGCAATACCTGAATTAAGTATAAAAAGAGATGTACCCATAATTTTAAATAGTGTGCAATATGAAGATAGTTATAGTGGTGATTTTTCACAAAGAAGAGCCGTAGTTTATACTTTAGGTTTTACTGCGAAAACTTATCTATTTGGTCCAGCGAATACTTCCAAGGTTATTAAAGAAACACAAGCAGACTTATATAGTGACACAGATGTAAATAATAAAGCAAGAGAAGAACGAATTATTGTAGTTCCTAATCCTACTAGCGCAGACGCTGATGATGATTTTGGATTTACAACAACTATTACATCTTATGCAGATGGTAAAAAATATAGTACATCAACGGACTCAGATGAATAAAATTTAACTGACTAAATATTATTATGATAGGTGATGAAATTTATATATTTGATGATGTTATTGATAATGATTATCAAAACAAAATTAAAGAAACTTTTTTTGGTAAAAACTTTCCTTGGTTTTTTGTAGATGATATTAGTTATGCTGATAATACTATTCAGAAAAGACCAGGGTTTTCACACTTCTTTATAGATGATAGAGAAATAAACAGCAAACACCACTCTTTTATATTACCATTAATAACTAATTCACTTAAAAAAATAAATTTTAATCATACTTGTTTGACACAAGGTAGAGCGTTTTTTCAATTACCATTAAAACTTGATGATGAAAAACAGGTTGATACTCCACACATTGATTCTTTTTTTCCACATCTTGTTGTTTTATATTATGTTTGTGATAACGAAGCGGATACGATTATATACAAAAATAAATACAAAGGTGAGGATAAAGACAAACCCAATATTAATGATTTAATTATTGAAAAAAAAATTAAACCAAAACAAGGTAGAGTTGTTATGTTTAATGGTTATCGTTGGCATACTGCTGAACAACCTAAAAAAACTCAAAGATGTGTAATAAATTATAACGCAATATGATAAAAGATAAAAACATTGTTATACTAGGTGGAGGAACTGCTGGATGGTTAACAGCACTATTTAGCAAACTAATATTTAAAGATTGTAATATTACATTAATTGAAAGTAAAAAAGTAGGAATATTAGGAGCAGGTGAAGGATCAACTCCAACACTAGTTAAATTCTTAAAAGAGTTAGGTATTAATCGCCACGATCTTTTAAAACAAACAGGTGGTACATTAAAGAATGGAATATGTTTTGAAAATTGGAATGGTGATAATGAAAAGTATTTCCATTCTTTTCAAGTAAGAAACGAATTGGATAGATTTCATATTCCACCTATATTTGGAAATGATTGTTATAATTTTTATTTAAAACACTTAATTAATAATAATAAAAAAATTGATAATCACACTTATCCACCTATCTTATCTTATGATAATAAAATTGATATTAATAATATGTCAAATTCATATCACTTTGATGCACACAAATTAGCCGAATACTTAAAAAACATAGGTATTGAAAGAGGTATAAAACTTCATTATGATGAGTATAAAAATGTAGATACTGATGAACATAACAATATTACACAGTTAAATTTTGAAAGTGGCTTTTCTCAAAAATGTGATTTTGTTTTTGACTGTAGTGGTTTTCATAGATTACTAATACAAAAACACTATCAAACTAAATGGACAGATTACCAAAAACATTTACCTATAAAAAAAGCTATTCCTTTTTTCTTAAAACAAGAAGAAAAAATTAAACCATATACACAAGCGATTGCTATGAAGTATGGTTGGGTATGGAAAATCCCATTACAACATAGATATGGTGCAGGTTATATTTTTGATAGTGATTATATAACTGAAGAACAAGCGTTTAATGAAGTAAAAGAAGTTTTCCCTGATATAGAATATATAAGAACAATAAATTTTAATGCAGGTCGTTTTGAAAAAGTGTGGAATAATAATTGTATTGCTGTTGGGTTATCTTCTGGATTTACAGAACCTTTAGAAGCCACATCTATATGGTTAGCAATAGAACAGTTGTATCATCTTTTACATTTTTTACCTGATATGTTTGATAATAATACTAATAGAAAAAAATTATATAATGATTTAGTGACGGAAGATAATGATAGTGTACTAAATTTTTTATACTTTCATTATTTAACAAAAAGAAATGACAGTCCTTTTTGGAAAGAGTTTAGAGATAAAAATAAACCACCTCCAAAAATAGAAAGTGTAATTAATGATATAAAAAACTCTGGTATAAAAACATTTGATTTACACTTTGGAAGTCATAGAGCAATGTTTACTGAACAAAGTTATTTACAAGTCGGAGATGGATTAGGTATTTTTGATAAGAAATTTAAATTAGATCCTTACACAAATTTATATCCACAATATAAAGATTACAGATTAACTGTTGTTCAACATTTACACAAAGCTATGGATCATACAGATTTTTTAAAAAGTTTATAAATAATAATATGAGTAAATTAGAAGAAAAGGTAAATGAAATTTTAGGTATTGATAAACCTGAACCTAAAAAAGAAATTGTTAAACAAGAATTTAAACCAGTTGTTCCTCGTAGAGAAGACGATAAAAAAGAAGATGTTGATAACGATTACAAATACAGTAGAGAAAATTATTACAATCTAATTGAAAGAGGACAAGAAGCGATTGAAGGTATATTAGATATAGCAAGAGAGGGTCAACACCCTAGAGCATATGAAGTCGCTGGTCAACTCATAGGACAAGTAGGACAAACAGTAGATAAGTTGCAAGACTTACAAAAGAAACTTAAAGACTTAAAACAAGTCCCTAAAACAGCAAGTCAAAATATAAAGAATGCTCTTTTTGTAGGCTCTACGGCAGAGTTGCAAAAGATGTTGAAAAAAGATGAAAATACTAAAGTCAAAGACATCACACCCGAAAAAGACGACACTAAAGATAAGTGATTTAACTTATAATCGGTATTACGAAAATTATAATCCTAAATTAACTGATGGTGTTGAAGATATAAAAGATATGATGAATAATCCTATTGAGGTATTTAAACATAAGATTAGTCCTACACAAAGATATGGTGCTGGTGGTAAACACTATGTGGAAAAACTATATAGTGTAGAGAAAGGTAATCAAAGAGTGACACAAGCAAAAAGACTAGGGTATACTCATATAGAGGCAATAGTTAATGAAAGAACATAATTTTCCTAATGAGAGTTTTATAGGTGGTTGGTATATACCTGAAAAACTATGTGATGATTTAGTAAAAGTATTTAACAATGAAGATTACAAGGTAAATGCTAAACCTGGTAAAATTGTTCAGTCAGGAAAGATAGTTGAAAATAAAGTAAAAAAAGATAGTTTAGATTTACTAATACCTTATGAAATTAATCCTTTCTTAATAAAAGAAGTGGTTAGTTATAGATATTATTTACAACAGTGTTTAATAAAATATACTGAAAAATTTCCTGAGACTAATAACATAGGATCTATTGATATAAATGATGAATTACAATTACAGTATTATAAGCCTAATGGTGGTTTTAAAAACTGGCATTTTGAGAGAACAGGTCCCTCTACAAAAAATAGAGTTTTAGTTTTTATGACATATTTAAATGATGTTGAAGATGGTGGTACTCATTTTAAATATCAAAATATGATATCTCCAGCAAAAAAAGGTTTAACTATAATATGGCCCGCTGATTGGACACATACTCATAAAGGACAAATTAGTAAAACAAAAGAAAAATATATAATGACAGGATGGTATACTTACAATGTCTAATGTAGAAGCATATCTCGGTAATCCTAATCTAAAAAAAGTAAATACACCTGTTGAGTTTACACAAGAACAGATTATTGAATATCAAAAATGTGCAAACGATCCAATTTATTTTATGGAAAGCTATGTACGAATTGTATCGCTTGATGAAGGTTTGGTACCATTTAAGATGTATGACTTTCAAAGAAAGATTGTACAAACAATACACGATAATAGATTTACGATTTGTAAACTACCTAGACAATCTGGTAAATCAACAACAACGATTTCATATCTTTTACATTACGCTTTGTTTAATCCAAATTCAAACATCGCATTACTTGCAAACAAAAGTTCTACGGCAAGAGATATATTAAGTAGATTACAACTTGCATATGAAAACTTACCAAAGTGGATGCAACAAGGTATCATCAATTGGAACAAAGGTAATATTGAGTTAGAAAATAAATCAACTATTGTGGCAGCAGCAACTTCAAGTTCTGCTATTCGGGGAGGTTCATTTAACATAATCTTCCTTGACGAGTTTGCTTTCGTACCAGCAAATATCGCAGAGATGTTTTTTAGTTCAGTTTATCCTACTATTTCATCTGGTAAAAATACAAAGATGATTATAGTATCAACTCCACACGGTATGAATCAATATTACAAATTATGGATTGATGCAATCAATAAGAGAAATGATTATATACCTATAGAAGTACATTGGTCAGAAGTTCCTGGTAGAGATGAAAAATGGAAAGAGATGACCATTCGTAATACAAGTGAGGAACAATTTCAGCAAGAGTTTGAGTGTGAGTTCTTAGGTTCTGTTGATACACTCATCTCACCAGCAAAAATTAAAAACACACCATACTTTGATCCATTACAATCTAAAAATGGATTGAAGATGTTTAAGAAACCAGAAAGTGGTCGTATGTATGTTTGTTGTGTTGATGTGGCGAGAGGTACAAACAGAGATTACTCAGCGTTTATTATAATAGATGTCACAAAAGATGAAAGTAAAAAAATTCCATACGAAGTTGTATGTACATATAAGAACAATGAAGTTAAACCTTTTGTCTTTCCAAACATTATCAGTCAAACAGCAAAGGCATATAATGAAGCACACACATTAATTGAAGTCAATGATTTAGGTCAATCAATCGCCGAAGCGATGCATTATGAGTTAGAATATCCTAATATCTTAATGACAACTCAAAGAGGTAGAGCGGGTCAAATATTAGGAGCGATGTTCTCAGGTAGAGGAACATCACTTGGTGTGCGTATGACAAAACAAATAAAGAAGGTGGGCTGTGCGAATTTTAAGACGCTTATGGAGGGTGATAAACTAAAAGTCAATGACTTTAGTATAATAGAAGAAATATCAACTTTTTCACGTAGAGGGAATAGTTGGATGGCTGAAGAGGGTACAAATGATGACTTGGTTATGTGTTTAGTCATATTTGGGTGGCTCTCAAATCAACCCTATTTTAAAGAATTATCTGATTCAAATATACGAAATCAAATGTATATGGAACAACAAAATCTAATTGAACAAGATATGGCACCGTTTGGGTTTGTAGATGATGGTATCAATAGTGACCCTATGAATGAAGAAACTGTAGATGAGTATGGTACCCGTTGGTTCCCTGCCACTAGAAAAGGTCAATAAACTACAATTTTAGGTTATTATAAATATCAATAATGAAAAGTTTGACTATGGTCATAAGAAAACTTATGGATTTTGAAAAAATTAAAATGAAAATTAGCTAATTAAGAGGAGAATAAACCTATGGCATTTCAAGTATCACCAGGTGTTCTCGTACAGGAAAAAGATTTAAGTAGAATTATTCCTGCGGTATCAACA